GGTGTTCCGCCACGCGACTGGTGGGGGGGATGTAAGGAGACTCCTTGCGGGGGGGGTGGGGAGGACCAATCGACAAATCAGGCGCAAGGCCGCGGGCAATAGCCAATCGCTTGTCCACCTTGGCAAGCATCTGCTTTGCTTTCATGCTGATGGCTTGCTTTGTTACGCCGAACATCTTGGCAAGCTGCGGACCGTTGAGATGTCCAGGCACGCGCAACACAGCACGCATCAGGTGCCAGTGTCTTAGGGTAGCAGGGTGGTTAGTGTATCCCATCAGGTCGACCACGTCATGCACGATGCGTCCAACTGTCTCGCGTGAGATAAATGACTCGGACTCAGTACGTGTCTCGCTGTCGCGTGGGTCATACAGCCAAATGCCGGCACGTTCATAGACTGGGAAGATGTGATCAGGTGAGCGGGCTTCCTTGTACGGTATACATCCCTCCTCTCGGAGTTTGTCCTGCTGTATCTTAGGCAAGGCATAAAACCATTTGTCGAACCGCTTGGCGTGGGCAAAGTCCTCGCGTGAGGCGGCCCGGTCAAATCCGTTTAGCCCCGACATAAGTCGTCCTCCTGCTTGTCTTGGATGGTCTTCCAGAGTTTGAGGTAGGCGTTGAAGCGGCGGGCCTTCTCCTTCTCAACGCGGGAAGGGATAGCCCGACTAGGTGGGGGCATCGGCTTGCGCTGCTTAGGCGGCTTGGACTTGTTGACCACGGGCATAGAGTGTGAGGTCTTTAGGACAGCGTAAGTAAATTATGTTAATAGGTTCACCCATACAGCTCGACGAGGGTCGTAGGAGATCAGGGTCATCGACCTAAGTCGTCGCACGAGAGACGCGTGAGGCATCCGGCGCTTACGGTTCTTGCGGACGTAGGGTAGGGCTAAGGCAAGGCGCCTGAACTCCTGGGCTGTGAATGTGCTAGGCCATTCCTTGATTGTCTCTTGTAGCCATTGGTTGGACTTCTGTACCTTTAGCGCGGCGGCTAAGGTGGCCTTCTCCCTAGCTCTTTCCATGACGTTAGGTTTAGTCTTCCAGAGGTGCCGCCACTTCTTGGTCAGTCGTCTTTGGCAACGGAGGTACGCGGCTTGAGCCGGGGTGGCCTTCCTCTTGGGCCTCTGGAGGTCGTCAGAACCCATTGACGAGGCAGGCGAGCGTCAGCGGAGCCGTAGCCGAGACAATAATACTAGTATACGGATTTGCACAGTCTACGCTCAGTGTAAGTCCTTGAGGTCTCATGGGTAGTTCCGAGGGGGGTATGGGGGGCTAAGGCTGTCCTACCCCTCAAAGGGACAACGGACGGCTCAGAGACCCCTTGGCGGGGCTGGAATGGGCCTTCTGGTCGTCCATGTCGGTTGGGGCGTACTCCCAGCGGATGGAGCCGTCGTCGGCGTGGCAGAGGTTAACGTGCCCGGCAAAGCGGTCGGTCGAGTCTTTAAGGCCAGAGCGGGACTGACGCTTGGAGAACCCGAAGCGGTACACGGCCCGACCGTCCGAGGTGTTCTTATGGGTGCGGAACAGGTAGCCAGAGTCGCGGGCGAAGTTAACCCATTCAGCGCAGCCGGCCCCGAGGTAGGCAAGTTGCTGGGAGGTCATCGCGTCGAGATCGTCAGCCGACTTAGGTTTGGTCGTATGGTGCATATACAGCAGGGCGGCCCCAGTCCTCTGGAGCATCTCTTGGACGCCACCGGGTCCGCGTAGGAAAGCCGAGGTCGGTTCCTGCATGGCGATGTCGAAGTTTGCGTACGCCAAAAGGGGGTCAGCGATGATGAGGTCAATGGCGTGCTTCTTGACCATCTCGCCCAGGTACTCAACAAACTCAAAGCCGACCTTAGATGACTGACGGACGAAGATAAGGTTCTCTTTGAGGGTGACCTTCTCGGATTGAATTAGTTTAGCGGTCGCACCGATGAGCCCTTCAGCTGCGTCCCCAAAGTCATTCTCTGCTTGCACCATTAGGATACGGAGCGCTCGAACGGGCTTAAGGCCAAAGGGGGCCTTGTTAAGAGCCCAATTTACGGCAAGGTGTACGGCAAGGGATGACTTGCCCGTGCCGGAGAACCCGACGATTTGAAACGGATAGCCTTGGCATATCCAACGGCGGTCGGCGCCGATCAGGACGGTCTTGTCGTCCTTAGCGTCAAAGGCGAGCATAGCGTCGAGGTCGAAGTACTCTGTCGCAGTTTCTTTGCCGTGCCCCTTGCGCCGTGTCAGAGTCTTGGCAAGTTGCTCTTGGGCGAGGACGATGGCCTCGGGGTCAGCACCCGCCTCGTTAACGACCTTAAGGACGGCTCGGCTATGCTCCGCAAGTTTGCGGAGGTTAAGGGCTTTAATCACCGCAAGCGACCAAGCGGCGTTCGGCTGAATGAATTGCCCGGTGGTCGATAGGTCTGAGACGGTGAAGGCCTCGACGGGTGAGCCGAGTTCTCGAAGGCGCTGCGTGACGGTTAACTCATCGGGGGCTGTCCCCTCGTCGATGAGCCCGCTGATCGCGGCGGCTAGGTCTTGATGCTGTGGCTCCCAGAAGTCGGACGGGATGAGCCCATCGGGAAGCGGTAGGCTTTGGGCGATGCAGACGGCAAGGATGTGCCGTTCCGCGTCTAAGGCAGAAGGTGGAGGTTGTTCCATTGGCTTGGAGGTAAGGTGGGGGACTTAGGGGCTTAGGTCTTCTTAGGTCGAGTCATTTCGCCGTAGTGGGCGACGGGGTAGGGTTTAGCGTCTCTGCGGATGTTCACGCGGTAGGTCTTCTCCTGGATGAGGCCCAGCTGCATTCCCTTGATTATATATTGCCGGGCAGTCGTGCGCTCACACTTCCAGACTTTAGCCCATTGGTCCATCGTGCGGAAACCCTTAGGGGGCTTTTCTGCTGTCTTGTGGATAGCCGCCATCACTCGGAGGAGCAGCGGGTCAGGCTTGCGGTGGCTCATAGGCCACACATCCCTTCACATTCAGAACCGAAGTCAAAACCTATCTGGTTTGCGTGCTTGTCCGTAAAGTCTACTTCGTCCAATGGCTTGCAGGACTTATGCAGATAGACCTCGATGCGTAGGCCGCCGGGGTTCTCGTTCTGAAGTCGGCGATATGTCCTATCGAACTCGACGGCCTTCTGGAAGTGTTCTGGGTCTTGGGTCTTCAATCGACGCCATTCGTCGTCATCGTGGAATGGGCAATAGTAGCAAGCGGAGCGAGGCGGTTCTGGGTAGCCGTTCCTTGCCATCCACTCGATGCAATGAGATCGGGTCATTCGCTTCTCGATAAGAGGCCAGCGGTGTTGAGTCCAGGTATTCATTGGCAGCTTCATTCGTTGCATCTCATCGTAAGATATGCCAATCCATTGTGTAACTGTTACTTTCTTCTGTCCGTGCGTAATGCCGCAACGCTTTCGGATTTCCTTTAGGATAGGGGCCACCTTAAAGTCAGCAGTGCAAGCCCGACCTAATGCTGGGCGCACTTCACCAGAAGCCGTTAGTCCATAGACCGGGATGTTCAATCTTAAGTAGGTGAGAGGCGTTTCTGAGTATATGCTTTTTTCCTTTACCCTGATTTTAAGTACGCTTTCCGTTAGGCTACCCTTGGTCACACGAATTACAGGGAAGGGTAACTGCGTCTCAAGCCAGTCCAGCCACTTGTAGACGCTGGTTGGCTCGGCTTGCGTGTCTGCAAAGACTGCAAAGTCCGGCATCGGGGTTATTTCCCGACGGGCCGCCATCAACGCTAGGCATGACGATTGAACGCCAGCACCTAGGTTTAAAACAGTATATCGCGTAGGGCTTGGAGGTTCAAAATAACTCATGGGGTAAAGGTCTTAAGTTCTGTCTGCCAGATCCAGACGCCGCCCATCTTGTGAATTAGCCAAGCCTTGTAGTCGCCGCCCTTGGTGACGAACCCGGCAACGAAGCCTGAGCCCCATCGTGAGGTCGCTAGGCGGTGAGCCGCGTAGGCCATCTCGTCCTTACGGCAAAGGCAACCCGCAGAGAAGGCGTTACCGCCCCCGTGCTTGGTCAGGGCGACGCTTGCAAGGTTGTGGGTGTGTCCGTGTATCAAAGCCCCGCCGTGAGGTGCGTAGTGTAAGCCCTGGACGACTGTAGCGTTGGCGCCGTGAGCGTAGCCGTGGACCATAGCGACAGGGCCGAGCCGATAGACGCCCTTGTCGGCGTGGTAGGGCAGGATGACCTTCGCCCCGTTCTGTCGAGCTACGCGGTTAATTCGGTCCTTCAAGTCGGTGCAGTAGTCTCGGACGATGGCCTGACCGTGGCCTTGCATAGAGTCGAGCCGGTGTTCGTGGTTGCCCCAGAGGTAGACGTTGGGCTTCCACTTGGCAAAGAAGTCTTCGCCGGCCTCGATGTCCTCTTGGAGGGACTCAGCGCCTTCCTTGTCGGACCCCACGCCCTTGCGGAGTGAACGGAAGTCGTAGTGATCGCCGCCGGCTATCTTGATGTCGGGCTTGAAGTCCTTGGTAAACTCGTAGAGGGCCGACAGGGCTTCGGGGTCTGCCATGTCCCCGTGACTGTCCGAGGCGAAGATAAACTTGGTGAGGCGGCTCATACACTTGGAGCGGGTGGCTTGCCTTTGTGTTTGCCAAACTTCTCAAAGTGGCTGCGGAAGCGGAGCCCTTGACGCACGGCTGAGTTATACATCCCTGGCGCAGAGAAGCCAAACCTCTCGGCGGTCTCGGTGGCGGTCAGCCCTTCGGCGATGCCCTGAGCGGCGGCCTGAGCCATCGTTAGCCGACCATTGGCTAAGAGGTTATTGTGTTCGTCGTTGAGGCGGTGGGTGTGCGTCGTGCCGCGTCCCCACTCGAGACGGCGCCGACAGCCGGGAGGCCAGATAATGCCATGACGGCAGACGAAGGCCTCAATGGTCTTGAGAGGTACGCCCGCAATCTTAGCGGCGTCAGCGGTTAGCCAGGAGCCACGGATGGCTTCGCGGATGGCCTTGGCGATATGTCGGTCGGTCGGGTCTTTGTAGTCGTCGACCCGGATATGTGGCTTAGAGTCGTAATGGGGACAGGTGGCTAGGAAGCGGAGGCGGTCGATGCTCACGCCCCAGCACCTCGACATCTCCGCCAGCTCGTCGTCGGTGGGCGTTGCCACGAGTCAGAACTTGTCGGAGCCCTTCGCGTCCTTCCAGAGTTGCAGAATAAAGGCGGTCTCGTCGTCGGTGTTAACCTCGGCAAGGTAGTCGGTCACTTGGTTGCCAGCCTTAATGAGAGCGTCGATGCCGTTGCGGTATCGGTTCAAGTCCTTCTCGGAGATGACAACCCACTGACCGTCCTCGGTCATCTTGAGCGTGTTGCCGAGTTGGACGTTTAGCGCGTGTAAGGCGGCGACCTCCTTCTCGAGTTCTTCGATGCGTTCTTGTTTGGTTTGTTTACGGCTCATAGTTCTAAATGCTTAGCGACCGACTTGCCGACGTCACGGATCATGGCGGCGGTGTTAGGTTGGAAGGCGTAGGTTTGGGTCGGGATGCACCCCTCGAGCATCTCGCGGATGCTAGCGGCCTCTTCGTCGTTAGCCGGGCCGATGCCTTCGGTCTCGATGTGCAGATGAATAACCCTCCAGCCTCGGACTTCGTTCATCAGCTGCTTGGTGACGACGACCTCGTTGATGTACCGGGTGTCCGTGACGACCACATGGCCCCGCTCACGGCTGGCGGCCTCGGTAAGGTTATAGACAAAGACGTCCTTGTGGATAGACCGGGCGAACCGACCCATAGCGACAAGCGTCTCGCGGTGGGTGGCCTTGACGCTGTCATCGTGGAAGTTAACGGACAGCCCTAGGTTGATGGAGAAGTCGTTAGCGGCATCCTTCAAGGCATCAGCAAAGGCGATGCGTTTGACGTTAGCGCTGTAACGAGTCATCCCCTCGGCGAACGTATCCTTCCCGCTCCTGGCGTAACCAGAGAGGAGGACGATGGTCTGAGGGGTCTTCACCAGTCGGTCGGGGTTGGGATGGTCGACGCGGCAACGCCCTTGCCCTTGGGAAAGTTCATCTTGTACTTGAACTGAGGCTTGCCCTGCCACTCGCCGTCGGGGGTCACTTCCACCTCGACCTCGAAGTGTACGTTAGTCGCTGGGCGGATGTAGTCGAGGAAGTCGGGGACAGAGAGGGAGGCCTTCGGCTCAGAGACGTACTTGCCGGAGATTTTGCCGACGAGCATGGCGAGCGACTTGCCGTACTTGGTGCCGTA